GCAGATAGAGGCTTTTTTGCAAGAAGTTGGTATAACTATGGAAGAATTGCAACAAGCTAGGGAGATGTTTGGAATATAATGGCATTACCAGCAATACCAGCAGCATTAGGAGGGTTAACAGCAGCAGCCAGAGGGGCACAAATGGCACGTGGAGCAGGTATGGCAGCAGGAGGTATAGGCGGTTTAGCAAGAATGGCTAGAATGAATCCTATGATACCAGGTCTTGGACTTGCAGGTACTGCAGCTTTATATGACGCTACGGACGGATTTACACAGCCACCATCACCATCGAATGTTTTACTCAACAATCCAGAAGAATTAGGTAGGTATTTTGCACAACAAAAATTTTCAATTCAGCAAGCACTACAAGAGGCACAAAAAAACTTAAGACAGCAATTTGTAGAAGACCCTAGAAACTACTTGGAGTTAGTTCAATATGGCTATACGGATGAAACGGACAAATTGCAAAATCCACCACCTCCTACACCGTTGCGAGGAATGGGTGCTCCACCCCCTCCACCACCTGAACCACCAGCAAGAATGGCAGAAGGTGGTCCAATGTTTATGCGTAATGAACCTAATATATTTTCTATAGACGCAGATATTGCTAATCTTATGAAAGAGTACAATATGGTAGTGCGTAATAACGAATTTGCACGTGCTCAACAAATTGCCCAAGAAATTGACCAATTAAACCAACAAAAAATAGCAATTCAAGCTCAAAATGTTCCGTCTAGTATGAATCTAGCTAATCCACAAAGGTCAGAAATAGACAGCATATTAAATAGAATCAAAATCAGATAGCCTCTCATGGCTGAAACAACACCAACTTATAGCCAAATCAAAGAGCAGATTGAAGCAGGCAATATGCGTGAAGCTTATCGTGTTTTTGAACAATTACCCATAAAAGACCAAATAGCCATTAGTGTCGCTCCAGGTATAGGAGATGCTTTGGCTGCTTACGAAGTTGGTGAGTTTGGTCGTAGAGGCGTAACAGCATTTAGAGAAGGTAAAAAGTTAGGTGCTGCAGGTAATATTGCTTTAGCTGGTCTAGCAGGCATAAGTTTGATTCCTTTATTTAGATTCCTTCGTGGTGCAAGAGGTGCAGCAAAAACTGCTCCAAAAGCAGTCGACTCTCCAAAAAAAACTGAAAAACCCCCTGTAGTAGAAGAGCCGCTGTCACTTCCTGCACCCAAGGATGATTTACCCGAAGTTAAGGAGTTTGTGCCAAAACCCTTGGCAGAAATGAATTATAGAATTGGTCCACAACAACCAGAGCTTGCTTCAAAAGCCAGGAAATATCTTAATAATATGCAAGTTGCTGGTACAAGAAAAATAAATACTAAGTTAGATGACTTAACACCCGATGAGTGGGTGGACGAATTAGGTAAGTTAGGGCCAGAAATTTTTGGTGAATTAAGATTATTGAATGTAATTACAGAATCTGGTGACATACACCCTAAATTACTTAAATCTGCAGGTGAAGGTAGAACTATAACTAAAAAAGGTTTAGACAACTATCTTGCAAGAGAGCAAAGCAATGCAATCAATGCACGTACTGTGCAGCCTGGGCAAAGTGGATATATAGATGATACTTTGGCTAATTCACTTTTAAGCAACAAAGAACAAAATATATATTTTTTAAGAGCACCAAAAAGTGTAAAACCTAGAGGTCGTAATGACATACATATGTCAGGTTTCAACCAAGATGGTTTAAGAGGCAATAGACACTACACGTTTGATGGGTATGCTAGAAACTTCAGACCTGCTTTACGCAACCCTGCGACCAATGAAGTTGGTGAGGGCATACCAAACCCAAGCTCTGGTGTGCAAAAGAAAATACAAGACATGATAGATGACTTAAAGTTGGAACCAACAGATAAGTTTTCATCTACTGTAAGAATACAATCAGACTACATGCAACATGAACTAAGAGGTTTTCAAATAGCAAAAAAAGAAAAATTTGATACTTTAACAAATGTTTTAAGCATGGATGGTGCACGAAATTTGCAAAATTTATCTGAAGTAGTAGACGACAATCCTAAAGTTTATAAAAGGCTTTTAACACCAAAAGCTCACAAAGCTTTGCAAACTAAAGATGTTGATACTTTAAAAGAAATTTTAGGACCAGATGATTATCAAAGATTATTTGGTACAGACCGTGCAGAATTAATAAAAGCAACAGACAAATATCTTAAAAGAGCACAGTTGTCTGCAACATCTCCAGATGTTAGAAATTTACCTGAAAATTTCCGTACGCAAGACATGGTTGAAAATATTGCTGAGACTATGAGAAGAGTTTTTCTTGAAGAAGTTCAAGGTGCACCCAGATTTGTAAGAAGTAAAGGAAAGATTTTAAAAGGTTTTTATTCAAGTACAAGTGATAAAGTAGAATACAAAGCAATAACAAAAAAAGAATTTTTTTCTAATGTCTATATGCGTTTAGAAGGATTAGAGGGTAATTTTTTAATAAACCTAACTGAAAATGCTGGAGAAATGGCAAGAAAAGATTTGGATAAATTATTTGATAAAATTTTAAAAGAAGTTGCTACTCCATTTGAACAAGAACAAATTTTATTAAAATTTACTAACAAAACTGGTAAATATTTTTCTGCTTTTGAAGACCCAGTTGCTCAAAAAATAATTAATAAAAGATTGATTGATGCAAATAAATCTGTAGAAAAAATAAGAGAGCTTAGAGCAGCAGGTAAACCTGCAGCAAATGAAGTAGAAGAGTTGGCGAAAAGTATTGAAGGGTTTAATATAGAATTTGGCATAACACCAAGAGAATTTGAAAGAGCTACAGGTAAACCCTTTGCAGACGCTATTGGTTTAAGTCAAGATGAAATATTTAATATGGTCGATGCCAGTGGCCAAAGAGTTTATAAAGGTATAGATTATGATGATAGGCGTGGCTTACTCCAAGCTTTTTTTGATGATATGGGTGACCCATCAAAAATGTTTATGGAAACAGGAGACGGTGACACTGTTGTCAAAAATGTAGTTGATTTAGTTGATGAAGATTTACTACCATTCATAGACCCTTATGTTGTTACACAAAGAAGTGGATATAAAAACACCAAAGGCGAAATGCCTATTCTTTCAAACTATGGCAAATTACCAATAAGAAGAGGTATAGCAAAAGCATACGATGAAGGTGCTGATGGATTTCATGCTGGTCCTGCACAATTAATAGATGAAGCTAGAGGTAATCCTGATAAAATTACTCTTGACCAATACGCAGCTAACGAAAAAGAAATAGCCAAAGTTATCAATGAACTACTACCAAATCCAAAAGACCGAACTGGTGTTCTCCATAAAATAGAAGGCACTGATACCATCTATGACGGTACGTATATTAAATTTACCGACAAACTAAAAAAAGCTCTAGCAGAAAAAGGTGTTGATGCCTTTGCTAAAGGTGGTGCGGTAGAAAGCGATAACATCAAAAGCACCTATAAACTCCCAAACGATATTAAAAATAATGTATTTAAAATTATAAATACTGATATACAAGACTTACATGAAGATGTAGTACGACCTAAGTTTAAAAAACTTGGTATTGACAGGTCTCAAATACAATTAAAAAAAGATTATGATTTTTATGGTAATGATTCCTATAACGCATATTACGTTTTAGCTGATGCTTACCTAGATGGAAAAATTACGCAAGATGATATTTATGAATATTTTCGTAAAATAGAGCCTGAAAATTTTTTGAATAAAGATGGCAACAGATACAAAAATATGCAAAACATGTTTAACGCTTCTGACCAAGATAGCTATTTTTACGACATTATAAGAAGTGTAAAAACACAGAAAAAAGCAGAAAAACAATATCGTGCATTAATAAAACGACTAAAAAAAGACCACAATGTTACTGTGCAAGATTATGAATACGGCAATCCACAAAACAAAAGACAAAGAATTACTGATTATTTGTTTAAATTTAGTGGAGAAAAAGCCAGAGCTAATGTAAGTATGGCAAGACCATTTATAGACCCTGCAGGTGAAGCTATTATAAATATGCCTGTAGATTACGACTTTAAAGAAAAATTAGAAATTTTAAATGAAGAGTTGTTTCATGTAGGTCAATACAGAGACGAAGCAATAACAGGTAAACCTATAGATAGGTTGAGAAATGTTAAGTATTTAATGCCACCAGGCATAAGAGGTCTGATACCAAGTGACCCAAATATAGAATTTTTAAATAAAGCACGCAATGAAGCTTTGAGAGATTTTATTGGATATAAATTAGGTACACACTCACATCAATACGGTAGATACTATGACCCAGAAGCTATTGAAGGCATACATAGAGATTATGAACAATCAGAAGAGTATTTAAAACAATTCGGTTTAAGTTCCACAGACCCAGAAAGTTTTACTTATAGAGACCCAAAATCTGAATATTTTTTTCAAAATCCACGCAAACAATATGCAGGTTTTGCAGAGGGTGGACCAACTTCAAAAGCGGAACTAGAAGATAAAATAGAAGAAATACAAAAACTTCTAGAATTTAGAGCTTACGACAATTTATTTAAAGGTGGCACACTAGACGACTTGTATCAAGATTATGATGCAAGCAAAGATGTTGTTAAAGATATAGAAAGCCAAGTATCAAAAAATTTAGCTGAGTCTTTAAAATTACCATATCAAGATGTTATTGCTGATATTTTACAAGCTGATGACCCAAGCAAAGAATTTGCAAAAAGAAAGGATGCTTTTCAACTAAAAAAAATTGATGAAGCAATATCTGCTTTAAATTTGCCTGTAGATGTAAATGTAGGCCTAGATAGTGCACAAATTACCAAAGAAATACCCTTGCCAGGTAACGTTGATTTAGCATTTGGTGCTTTTAAAGACCCTAATAAAGATGTTAAAACTGCAGCTGGATTAGGATTTACTGAATCGGGTAAGTTTGGAGATTTGGATATATTTGGTGCTACAGGCGATTATATGCCACCTGGTTTGTACGCAGATTATACGTTGGGCGATATTAAAAAAGGACCCCTACAAATTGATGTAACTAAAAAACCTGGTTCTGATATTGAAACCAAAGCACAATTAAAAATAGGCGATAAAACAAGTCCTTTTCAGTTTGACGTAATGAAACAACCTGGGCATGATTACGCACTATCTGGTAGATATACTTTGGATAAAGATATTTTTCCTGCAGACTCGTTGTATGGTGAAACCTATCGAGTACCAACCCAACTAGAAATATCAAAACAACCGAATCGAGACTTATACGGTAAATATGAAGTTGATATTTTGGGTGGCGAGGGGCAAAGTCTTGCACCGATAAAAGATTTTAATGTTGCCCCACGCACAAGGCTTGGTGGTAGAGGCTCTATCGGACTATCGTTTATGGTAGACACACTTAAAAATGCTGGCTTACGTTTGCAGTATATGTACGAAAATCCTGAAACAGGTGGATTTTTTAACCTAACATATGACCCAAAAGCAACACAAACAATAAATATGCCTGACAATATTGATTCACAATTGCGTGAACTTACTTACGGACAACCGCTTAGTATTGAATTTGGTAGGCAGTTTTGAACCTTTCACATTTATCAGACCAAGAAATTAAAGAAACCCTTGTTTTACAAGAACGCTTAGAGTTATTAAAAAATCAAAATAAATGTCAAAATAGTTTTTTGGAATATGTGAGATATATGTGGCCAGAGTTTGTTTGTGGTCGTCATCATAAAATCTTTGCACAAAAACTTGAAGATGTTGCTAACGGTAAAATAAACCGACTTATTGTCAATATGCCACCTAGACATACTAAATCAGAGTTTTGTTCTACCTATTTTCCTGCTTGGATTATGGGTAAACAGCCCAACCGTAAAATTATGCAGACTACTCATACAGGCGAGCTTGCTGTAAGGTTTGGTCGTAAAGTTAGAAATATGATGGACACAGATGAATACAAACGTATTTTTGACAAAGTAGAGCTTCAAGCTGATTCCAAGTCAGCAGGTAGATGGGAAACAAACAAAGGTGGTGAATATTTTGCAGCAGGTGTAGGTGGAGCTATAACAGGTCGTGGTGCTGATTTATTAATTATTGATGACCCACATTCAGAACAAGACGCATTAAGTCCTAGTGCTTTAGAATCATGTTGGGAGTGGTACACCTCTGGACCTAGACAGCGTTTACAACCTGGTGGAGCTATCATACTTGTGATGACTAGGTGGAGCACCATTGACTTGACTGCGAAACTGTTAGATGCACAGAAAGAAGAAGCAGCCGACCAATGGGAAATTGTAGAGTTTCCTGCTATATTTCCAGAAACTAACAACGCTTTATGGCCTGAGTTTTGGGAACTTAAAGAATTAGAAAAAGTAAAAGCTTCATTGCCTGTACAAAAATGGAACGCACAATGGATGCAAAATCCTACATCAGAAGAAGGTTCAATTATTAAACGTGAATGGTGGAATATGTGGGAACATGATTCTTTACCGCCTGTAAGTTACATAATACAAAGCTACGATACTGCTTTTTCTAAAAAAGAAAATTCAGACTATTCTGCTATATCAACGTGGGGTGTGTTTCAACCTACTCCTGATTCACCTGAGTGTATTGTTTTATTAGACGCACAAAAAGGCAGATGGGACTTTCCAGAGCTTAAACGTATTGCTTTTAATGAATATAAATATTGGGAGCCAGATATGACTTTGATTGAAGCAAAAGCATCTGGTACGCCACTTACACACGAATTGCGTAGATTAGGCATACCTGTCGTCAATTATTCACCTACAAGAGGGCATGATAAGTCTACAAGGATGCACTCTGTTGCACCCATATTTGAATCTGGTTTGGTTTGGGCACCGCAAAAAAAGTTTGCTGAAGAAATGATTGAAGAGTGTGCAGCCTTTCCTTTTGGTAAAAACGATGATTTATGTGATACTATGACACAAGCTCTAATGAGATTTAGAGAGGGGGGCTTGGTATCACTTGATGATGATTACCAAGATAGAGAAAAGGCACCAGTTAGAAGGGTATATTACTAATGGCAATAGAAAAAGACATCAATCCAACCGTACTCAACGAAGAAAATCAAATACCTTTAGGCAACGAAGGTATGCAAATAGCATTAGATGCTATACAAGAAGCTGGCGAAGAAGACTTTATCATGCAAGAAGATGGTAGTGCTGTATTAGAATCAAGCATACAAGAACCACGTATGACAGGGTTTGATGAAAATTTAGCAGAATCTATGGATGAATCCGAACTCATGCAAATAGCAAACGAGCTATTAGATGGTATAGAAAAAGATAAAGCATCACGTGAAGACTGGGAAAGAACTTACACAGATGGTCTTAAATACTTAGGTATGAAGTTTGATGACGAAAGGTCTGAGCCCTTTGAAGGTGCATCAGGTGTAATACACCCGTTGCTTGGAGAGGCAGTAACAACCTTTCAAGCACAAGCATATAAAGAATTATTACCTTCAGGCGGACCTGTTAAAACACAAATAGTTGGTGCTTACAGTTCAGCTGTTGAAGAGCAAGCACAAAGAGTCAAAGAGTTTATGAATTATCAAATAACCCATGTTATGGAGGAGTTTGATGAAGAGCTTGACCAAATGTTGTTTTATCTACCTTTGGCTGGTTCTGCGTTTAAAAAAGTATATTACGATGAAGCTCTAGGTAGAGCAGTATCAAAATTTGTTGCACCAGAAGATTTAATTGTCCCCTACTATACAACTGATTTAGAATCCTGCCCAAGAATTACAAACGTGGTAAAAATGGCAGAAAACGAAGTAAAAAAACTTCAAGCCATAGGTTTTTACAGAAGCGTTGATGTTGACTATGGAGATGACGTATCAGACACTTCAGATGTCAAAGAAGAAATAGAAAAACTATCAGGCATACAAGCTGCACACGATACGGGTGAAGTATCAATTTTGTATGAAGTGCATTGTAATTTAGAACTTAATGGTTTTGAAGACACTAATGACAATGGCGAACTAACAGGTATAAAACTACCATACATTGTAACTATTGATGCAGGCTCAAATGATATATTATCTATCAGAAGAAACTATCAAGAACAAGACCCACTTAAAAACAAAATAGAATACTTTGTACATTTTAAGTTTTTGCCTGGTCTTGGTTTTTATGGATTTGGGTTAACACATATGATTGGTGGCTTATCAAAAGCCTCTACTTCAATACTTCGACAATTAATTGATGCAGGCACGCTAGCAAACTTACCAGCAGGTTTTAAAACTCGTGGCATAAGAATACGAGATGAAGATGTGCCTTTACAGCCAGGAGAATTTAGAGATGTAGATGCCCCTGGTGGTGTACTAAGTCAAGCTATACAGCCTCTACCATTTAAAGAACCAAGTAGAACTTTGCTTGATTTGTTAGGTATTTTAGTAGATGGCGGTAAAAAGTTTGCGTCAATAGCAGAAATAAACACTGGTAAAGGTAATCCTAATGCTCCTGTAGGTACAACTTTAGCTCTTTTAGAGCGTTCTACAAAAGTTTTATCAGCTATACACAAAAGATTGCATAATTCACAGAAAAAAGAATTTAGATTACTTGCACAAGTGTTTCAAGAGTATTTACCACCAGAATATCCTTATGCAATTGCAAATGGTGAGGCTACAATTAAATTATCTGACTTTGATGACAATATAGATGTTTTCCCAGTTTCAAATCCAGATATATTTAGTCAGTCGCAAAGAATAGCTATGGCACAAGAGATGATGGCTTTAGTTCAATCTAATCCAGAAATTCATGGACCAAATGGTATTTATGAGTCTTACAAACGTATGTATGCTGCGATAGGTGTAGACAATATTGAGCAAATATTAACACCACCACCCCCTACAGACCCAAAACCTATGGAAGCAGGGTTTGAAAACAACAAATTGTTGCTTGGGCAACAGGCACAAGCTTTTGGTCAACAAAACCATGATGCACATATAGCAACACACTTAGCACTACTGCAAACACCACCTGTGCAGATGAACGCACAAGTCCAAGCACTGATACATTCACACATCATGCAACATTTGCAAATGAAAGCAGATGCTATGGGAGAACAACAAATGCCACCTGATGTTCAACAACAGTTTCAACAAATACAACAGCAAGCTCAACAAGCAAGTCCAGCAGAAGCAGAACAACTTGTGCAACAAGCTGGAGATATACTTGCACAATTTTCTGCACCAATTTTGGCACAGCTTATACAAGAGTTCAGTCAACAGGTTGCAAATCCTGAAGATGAAGACCCACTTGTATCGATTAGAAAACAAGAATTAGCACTGAAAGGCCAAGAGTTATCTTTAGAACAACAACAGTTTATACAAGAAGAACAGCGTAAAGCAGCTGAAGCACAAAGACGTATTAATGTAGACCGTGAACGTATTGGTGCTATGGAAGATATTGCAGAATTGCGTGATGAAACAGCTAGAGCTAGGTTAGAACAACAGGCTAGATTCAAATTAATGGATATAGAAAATCAAAAATAAAACTTGCAAATTTAAAAAACACACATAATAATAAACCACATGATTAAAAGAACAGAAATCAATCAACAGAAAACACCTAAAGTATTAAAAAATAAAAATGGCTATAGCAATAAAGGCAATGCGTCTTTGAAAACTAAAGCTGGTACTTTTAAGGCTAATACAAAACCACAACCAGGAATGGGTAAGGGTAAATGTAGAGGCATGGGTGCTGCTGAATTTGGCGGCAAGTTTTCTGGCGTTTATTAATGGATTCAGTTTGGCTTGCTAAAAAATTTCTAAAAGAAATTGAAGCAAGAAGAGAAGACACTAAAGATGCAATGTTAGCAGGCTGTAGTGATTTTTCTCAATATGAATATTTGCGTGGGCGTTACAGTTCTCTCGCTGACGCAGAAAATATATTTAGAGAACTGCTAGGAAAAATACAACAAGATGTCACAGATTCAAGTACCTGACCATGTTGCAAAGTCTATAGAGGCAGAGCAAAAACAAAAACAAACAAATACCGAAACACCAAAACAAGATGGTGTAAAATTACAAGAAAACCCTGCATACGTAAAAGAGTCTGCACGGGTATTAGACCCAACATTATTAGAAAAATCATTTTTAGACCGTATGCCACAACCAACAGGTTGGAGAATACTTTTATTACCATATAAAGGTAAAGCGGTCACTGAAGGTGGAATACACTTAGTTCAACAGACAGTAGATAGAGAGTCTTTAGCTACAGTTGTTGGTTATGTTGTAAAAATGGGTCCTGATTGCTACAAGGATACAAGTAAGTTTGACCATCCGTGGTGTCAGGAAAAACAATGGGTATTGATAGGTAGATATGCTGGAGCTAGATTTAGACTTGGTGACGAGTCTGAGTGCCGTATCATAAATGATGATGAGGTAATAGCGACTATATTAGACCCTGACGATATTCTTGCAGTATAAGGAGAAAATATGTCTGAAGAAAATGCAAAAGCAGTAGAAGAAACAGAAATAGAAGAAGGTGAGGTTGTTGAAATCGAACCTGTTGAAGAAGAAAAAGAACAAACGCAGATACCAAGAGAGCCTGTAGATAAAGAAGCAGATGACCAAATAGAAGATGTTTCAGATACAGAAGAAACAAAAAAAGAAGATGAATTAGAAGATTATTCAAAAAGCGTTCAAAAAAGAATAAATACCCTAACTCGTAAGTTGCGTGAAGCAGAAAGAGGTCAAGAATCTGCTTATGAATACGCAAAAAGAACAGCAGCAGAGAACGAACAGCTTAGAGCAAAAAGTTCTAATTTAGATAGGTCTTACCTGATGGAGGCTGAAAACAGGCTAAAATCACAAAAACAACAAGCTATGTCTGCTTTGAAAGCTGCACATGAAGTGCAAGATTTTGAAAAAGTAGCAAAAGCACAAGATGTTTTAGCTAAAATAGCTGTTGAAGAGAATAAAGTTAATGTGTCTAAGGCAGCAATCGAACAAAACGTTCCTGTGCAGCCTTTACAGCCGCAAAATACGCAACAAACTTATGCACAACCCCCTGCACAAGCTCAACCGCCTAAATTAGATGAAAAACAAGAAGCTTGGGTTGAGAAAAATAGTTGGTTTGGCGAAGATGAAATTATGACTTTAGCAGCTTTTTCTATAGATAAATCGTTAATATCAGAAGGTTATGACCCAAAATCTGATGATTATTACAATGAAGTAGATAAAAGGATGCGTGAAAAGTTTCCGCAAGAGTTTGGAGAGTCTTCTGCTAAATCGAAGCCTCAACAAAAGGTGGCTTCGGCAGGTAGAGTAGCTGGTAAAGGCGGCTCAAAAAGACAAGTTAAGTTGTCTCCAGCAGAAGTTCAAATGGCAAAAAGATTAAACGTACCCTTAACAGAGTACGCAAAATATGTTAAAAGGTAATAGTTATGACTGAAAAAGATAACAAAAACACAAACAGAACATCACGTTCTGCCGACACACGAGCTAATAATGAAGCTCGCAAACCTTGGAGCCCACCATCTAAGTTGGATGCTCCTGCAGCACCTGAAGGTTATACCAACAGGTGGATAAGAGCCGAAACAGTAGGCGTAGAAGACCGAGGCAATGTAGCTGACAGATTGAGCGAGGGTTTTGAACTCGTAAGAGC